GCTGTGGGTATGAGTCCCTACGAAGGAAATTGGAACCGCTTGTTCCATAAATTAAGTGCCTTTACAAAAGGCTATGCTCTTGATGAATCAGAATATGATTCTTCATTGCGTGCATATATGATGTGGGGTTGTGCTCAACTGCGATGGAAAATGTTGCGGGAAGAGGATCAAACTCCAGAAAATCTCGTTAGATTGAAAACAATTTATCGAAACTTAATTAATACACTCGTGATCACACCTGAAGGGATTATGGTCATGAAGTTAGCTGGAAATCCATCCGGCTCAATGAATACCATTAATGATAATACGTTAGTTTTATACACATTGATGGCTTATGCTTGGATTAGAAATTGTCCAAATGCCGAAACCTCTTATACAGAGTTCGAAGATAATACTGCTAAGGCGCTTGTTGGAGACGACAACACTTGGACCGTGTCAGATTATGCTCATGAGTTTTATAATGGTTCAACTGTTATAGAATGTTGGAAGCAGATTGGTGTTACAACGACCACTGACTCCCTTGAACCACGCTCTCCTGAAGAGCTTGATTTTCTATCAGCACATACTGTGTTTCTGGATGGTAAAGCAATACCAGTTTATGATAGAACAAAACTCATGACTTCTCTTTTGTATTCACCACATAAAAAGAGAACTCCAGCCACTACTTTACAACGTACAACAGCAATGTTGCTCGCAGGGTGGACTGATTTACCATTTCGTAAGTTTTGTCGTGAATTAATTCACTGGCTACTTAAGAAATATGATACAATTTTAGCTGATGAACCTACTTGGATTATCGCTAAGTGTGGAATTTTAACTGATTCTGCCTTGTATGAACTGTATATGGGAAAGACTGTTGTTCTCCAACAACAAGGCTTATTTGAAGATTTAGCCACTGAATTTGGTTATGCCAAACAGTATCATATGGAGAAACAAAAATTATTGAGAGACGAAGTAAAGATTAATAAGCTCAATAAAAAAGAAACGATGTCTGTTGTACAAGTTAAGCGTAAGAGAATTAGAAATAAAAATAAAAAGGTTCAAGCTGTTAGAATTGGACCTGTGCGTGGAGGAATTAATCCCACAAAAAAACAAAAGAGTCGACCTATGGCTCGAAATAATATGAACCGACCAAAACGACCACAAAGGAATTTGGCTGGTAAAGGTGGTACTCGTAATCAAACTACTAATAGGAAGAAAATGTGTATTGAAGAAGACGAGTATATAGGAGAAGTTACAGGACAAGCAACTGCTAACTTTGCCACGACCACTTATCCAATTAATATTGGACAAGCAGGAACCTTCCCATGGGCTTCCGGTGTTGTGAAGAATAATTTTGAGAAGTATAAATTTACTTATCTTGAATTTTATTTTAAACGTGAAGTTTCAGAGTTCGCCACTGCGGGAACAACTGGAAAAATCATGTTGTCTGTTGATTTTGATGCGGCGGATGGACCTCCAACCACAAAACAACAAGTTGAGGACACGGATCCTCATTCTGATGGTATGCCATCTGAAAATATTCGGTTGATCGTTTCACCGAAGTACTTGAACAAAATGAACGATGGTCATTATATTCGTCCAGCTGGTTTACCAGGTGGTGCAGATATAAAGACTTATGATGTTGGAAATTTATTTGTTTCAACACAGGGTTTAACAAGTCCCTCAACGAGCATTGGTGAACTCCATGTTCGTTATAAATGTGAAGTTTATATTCCAGTTTTGGAAGCGTCTGTTGGTCCACCGATGAATAATCAAGTGGCAGCCTTTCAATCAACTAGTTCACAAG